GATTTGATCTCAGCGAACTCCTTGGTTCTGGAGAACTTGGCGGCGTTGCGCTCCGCCGTCAGGTCTTGCTCTGGTAGCTCGGTCATGGGCAATTCCGTCCCGAACTCGCCCCCTCCGACTATTCCGTGTTTGCTGGTCATATTTCCTCCTTATATATGAGTCACATCTTGGAGATGTGCTCCGCCGCTGATGCGACCGTGGGATCGGTGTACGCCCCGCCACCAGCGAAGGTCGCTTCGGGTGGTGCCTCAGGTGGCTGCCGAGAGGCATCGGCTGCCTGAGCGACCGCCAAGAGGTGCTTGTGAATGTCGAGGGTGTGCTGCGCCCGAGACTGATCGGTAGCGGCGGCATCGTTGATGATCTTGGAGTGAGCGACCGCTTGAGTGGTCGCGGTAGGGCTGGGCTGCTGGCTGGGCTGGAGACCGATCAGGGTGAGAATCTGGTTCTTCACGTCGTCGGGCGTGGTCGGGGCGGTGTAGATCTTGGCCAGATCGGCCATCTCGTGCACCTGGCCACCAGGGCCCTGAACCGGGTTCTTCATGTTCTCGGCGGCCTTGGCCTGGGCTTGCTCCTGCTGGACTTGCTGCGGGCTCTTGATGGTGACGAACTTCTCAGCCCCAGGGGTGGAGCTCAGTTCGCCGCGCACCTTGAGCATCTGAGCGAAGTTGATCTGGATAGAGGGATCTTCCTGGAAGAGGTTGGCGAATTTGGATAGGTCGCCCCACATGGCTTCGAGCTCCTTGAGCTGCTGATCCTTGTTGATGGCAGCCGTGGAGCCCCAGTCGATGTCGAAGGTGAACTCGATGTCCCGCAGCGTGGCGGGGTCGATCTCCAGGGTGCCGCCGTTCTGGGCCTCGTTCTGCTGGAAGCCCTTGAAGATGGATTCGAGGTCTTCCATGCCGCCGTCGACGATGGATTGGATGTCCTTGGCGAACAGATCCACCGGGATGGATTCGGTGCCGATGACCGAGATGAGGCCGTAGAAGCGCTCGGTAATGGCCTTAATGAAGTTCTCCAGGCGGTCACGGGCCCTCCCGTCACGGTCGGCTTCCTTGTCGGAGTAGAGGGAAATGGCGGCTGGGGTCTTGCCCTGGCTGGGGTTGAGCGTCTCGGCACCAGGGGCCGAGGCGTTCTGGGAGCCCCAGAGGCTCAGGAGTGAGCCCGTCAGGCTGGTTTGAGCCGCTTGGTAGGTGGCCAGACCAGCGTTGCTCGTCTCCAGGCGGCGGATGGAATTGGGCTGCGTCTCCATCATGACGGCGCCTTCTCGGTAGTCGATGGTGTGTTTGAGCACCCCGTTGGCGTTCACCACGATGGGCGGGATCAGGTTCATCTTGATGCCCTTGAAGTAGAAGTTGGTCAGACCGTCACGGGCGAACTGGAGCGGCTTTGACCTCTGGAAGTCGCCCAGGCCGTAGACGGAGTCGAACAGCTCCTGCGAGTATTTGAGCTCGAAGGGGATCTTGGCGTTTTTGTGGGGATTCGGAATATCCCGCACCTGGCAGAAGCCATGGTCGGGGGCGAAAGTGACCCAGTGGCCGTCTTCACCAGCCTCGTACCGCGTGGCCAGGCAGACGCCCTTCTTCACGCCCTGAGGAGTGCGGGAACGGGTGACCTGGGTGTCCTTCTCCAGATCGGGGTTGGTGGGCTGCTCCGCTAGGTGGATCAGCTCTTTGAGCGCCACGGTGTCCCAGCCGGAGTCTTCGGTGGGGTTCTCGTCGCCATCATCCGTCTCGGCCTGGTCAGCGATCAGATCCTTCAGGAAATCCTCGGTCACCCAGGTCAAGGCTGTGACGTACTCGTGATCAGCGAAGAACGGGCTGCCCTGCTGGAAGATGAGATTTCTCGGGCTCCACAGCCAGCAGTCGGGGCCGACGTAGCCTGAATTGGCCACGTTCCAGTCGACGAAGACGGGCATGTAGCCGTAAACGTCGGCGTAGAGCTGGGCCAATTCCATCTTCCGCTGGAAGGGGAACTGACTGTTGGCGTTGGGGTAGAGCCATTTCTGCCTGAGAATGTCCATAAAAGCGGCTTTGCCAGCGTCCGCCTTGGTGGCGGTGGTCATACCGTCGGGCAGCTTGCCCATGACGCGGGCGGCTCGCTCAATCGCCAGAGTGGCTGTATATGAGTCAGTAATCTTGGCGCCGTCGATGGAATTGGAGACCGAGTCGTAGACCTGGCCGATCAGCATGGCCTCCAGGGGGTCGAGAGTGTTCACAAACTGGCGATGAACGTCGTAATCGGAGAGGTAGTCCTCTTTGAAGTCGCACTCATATGCCGACTTTATCTCTTTTTCGGGGTCTTTTTGGGCGATTTGGGGTGCTTTTAGTGCCATTTTTGTGTCTTTTCCTTCTTATGGCTATTATATGCCATATTCATTGAACTGCTTCACCAGAGATGACTTGGGCAGCTTGTCGTCCTTCTCCAGGCCGTACTTCAGGTGCAGTTTCAGGTAGCGCAGGGCGTCCGGGCCGTGGTCGTCCTCCTTCTGGGGCGTCTCGTCCGGGTTGCGGTCGGGTTTGTCCTCGGGGTACTTGTACGCCTCCATCTCCTTGATGACATTACGACAGGTCGAGGAGAAGAACAGCGTCGGCTTGGGCTCGCCCACCAGCTGGATGCGGGGTTTGAGCATGGTGCGGATGAGGTCGATCCCATGGATGATGGAGTCCGTGCGCTTGATCACGGGCACGATGGGGAAACCCTTGGTCACCATGGTCTCAATGGCGTCTTTGGCCTGAGAGTCACCCACCATCAGCGTCAGGCGCTGGTCCCCCAGCTTCTCCCAGATCCGGGGCATGATGTCTTGCAGAATGTCCTCGCGCCCGTAGACCTCGTCGAACACCCACCAGTTCTGATCACGGTCGATGCCCACGAACAGGCAGGCGGTGGTGTGGTAGCCGAAGTCGATGCCAGCGTAGATGGTGAGTTCGCCCAGATCTGGGATCTGGGAGGGCTTCACCACATGAATATCTCGGTTGAAGGCGGGGTACACGGCCCCCTGGACGGCTCTGAATTCCAATTCGACCTCCTGTAGGAATGTTGATAATGTGCCCTTCTTGGTGGCCTCGGCCCGCTCCTCCTCGATGAACTGGCGGCTCACGTACGGGGAGTCTCGCCAGGTGGCCTTGAGGTAGAACCAGCGGTCGTCTTCCTGGGCGAACTGGTTGAGGTCGTAGAAGTGGTTGTAACCACGGGGGGTGCCCATGAAGATGGCCCAGCCGTTGGTGGTGGTGAAGAAGTGCTTGTAGACGGCGTCCCAGTTATTGGGGTCTTGGTCGGCATACTCGTCAAATATAAGTCCATCCATCTTGAAACCTCGATGGGAGTCGGCCTGATCGGAACCGAGCAGTTGAATAGTGGATCTGGGCTTGTCTTGGTCATGTTCGATCTCCAGTTTGGTGCCGTCGGGCAGCGTGACGGGCCCTTTGACGTAGTTGAGCTCAATAATCAGATCCTGCTCGTTCTTCTTGAACACCAGTTCCTTGGGGATAAGTGGCACATATTGGCGCCAGACGACCTCATGGGCCTGTTTATAAGTCTTGAAGACGATGCCGTAGCGGCCCTGCTTCACCACAGCTGATAGCCAGGCGTGTTGGGTGGAAAAGTACGTCTTGCCCGTCTGCCGCCCGAAGAACAGCACACCACGCTTGTAGCCTCCCGTGAGGAAGGCTAGGTGCGCAGCGATCTGTTTGCGGTGCGGGACGTAATTGAATGGCATCGCTGATGCTCTGCCTTAAATCTTGCCGTCGAGCTCACCAAAGGCGATGCCCTTGGCATCAGGGGAGGAGACCTCGAAGTACTGGACGACTTTGCCGCCGATCACCATCTCCTTCTTGTTCTTCTTCTCGGCGTCGCGCTTGGGCGGGTAGAAGGCTTCCATGAGCCAGGCTTTGATTCTGAGGTAGCGCATTTCGTCGAGGAAGTCGCGCTCTGAAAGCGCGTCGATGTCTAGCCCCTGCTCCCGGGCCACCACAATCGCCGCCTCGGGGTCTTCGTGCATGACGAAGGAGCGGATGGTGTAGCGGCCACCAGTGTCGAGGCCAGTCTCCTCGTCGAGCATCACTCGGTTGAGCTCCACCAGGAATCTCGGTTCTCTGGTCTTCACCCCGTCGATGGTCTCGTAAAAGACGCTGGTGACTTCCCAGCCGAGCACGTAGTTGATCCCGAAGGCGAACCGGGACAGCTTCGGCTCCAGGGCCAGGCGGGGCGTGGGATCGGGGTAGTACTTGGGATCTAGCTTGTATTTCTCGAAGGTCCCGACCATCTGACCCCGCTGGTTGACCTGGGGGGTCTCAGTCGGGGTGGGCGAGAATTTGCTCTCGGCGGCTCGCTCTAGATCGGCTTTCAGCTTGGCCGTCTCAGCGGTGTTGGCGGCTAGAGACTCTTTGAGTTCGGAGATGAGGGCGAGCATATCGCCGTAATCGGTGTTCTTGGTCTCGGGCTCCTTGATCTCGGGCTGGGTGGCGTCGTACTCCTGCTCAGCTGCTTCGGCTATTTTGGCGGCGTGAGCCTTCTTGGCTAAGGCGGCGGCGTGATATCGCTCAGAGGCGGCTTTCTTCTGTTCATCTGACCAGGGCTGGCCCATTACTTGAGCCCCCAGGTGACGGCCTTCACGGCCCACATCTGAGCGCCCTGAGCCTCAGTGATGGCGATGGAACGGAGGCGGCGCTTCTCGGGCGCATCTAGGCCAGAGGCGGTGTCACGGGCGTCGCCCAGTTCATCTATGATGTCGGCGTAGGCGGCTTTGAGCTCGGCTACGGTCTGATTCTGAGACGGATTGAAGGAGAGGCCGACGGCCTTCTCACCAAAGGTCAATTCTCGATCTGACATATTATGAGTTCCTGTTTATTAGTGGGAACTTTTGTTTTGCTCGGGTTTGTGTTACCGCTAGTGTTTCATAAAGGTTGGCTTATTGCTAGAGATAAACAAAAAGATCCCCCAGGTGTATGAAGTCTGGGGGGAGGAGGTGGAGGGTGGATGCTGTGAGTGTATGAGCTCACGAGGATATTATATCACCACGGTTTGACAGGATTTGGGGGATCTAGTAATGTTTAGCGTACAGAGGGGTCTGTCTGTCTGTCTAATAACCCTTATCTCTTATTTCACCACACCCGTAGGCGGAGCCTGCGACTGGAACCTGACTGCACCCCCAGTGAAAACGTCACTGGTCGTGGTAGGTGATGAACGGTGTTATGTGAAAAGATCTATATCAGCTGTCTATTCCAGATCGAACAATAGGAACCTGACTTGTATAGCTGCTACGGGCGTATATGAACTATACCCCATATGGTTAGAAATACAATCCGCGAACTTAGTCACACAGTTGCTCAAGGTCGCATAGTA